ACATAAAGACAAAGGTGACTGATCTGGAGAAAGAAATTGAGACTATGAAGTCCACGGTCAAGCAGGCTGAGTTGATTACAGCGAAAAGCGAAGACATTGACAAAAGGATTCAGGCAATCGGGCGAGACTTAGATTCGGTCTGGGAAGCACTTGATTACGTTTCCAATCCATTAAAGTAAACAATAAATAAGGACGTTACTATGGTAATGGAAGAATCTACTAAAGACATGCTTGATGTTGCTGCTGCTTCTACAGCAGTTATGTCATTAGCAGCTTGGCTGCCCCCTACAGCGTCACTGCTAACTATAGTGTGGCTAGGGATAAGGATTTACGAAAGCGACACAGTCCAGGGCATCCTGGGAAAACGAAAGGAGTAACAAATGGACATGAATAGAATCAGGGATACCCTGGTCAAACACGAGGGCCTGCGCCTGGACCTGTACCAGGACCACCTGGGCATCTACACGGTAGGTGTCGGCCACAACATCCAGGAGCGTGGCATCAGTGAGCGTGTTGCCTACATCATGCTCGAGGAAGACATTGATGTGGCTGTGAAGGACCTACAGCGCAACATATCGTATTTCGATAAGCTGCCTGAGTGCGTCCAGGAGGCCCTGGTCAACCTAAGCTTTAACCTGGGCATCCCCAGGCTTATGTCCTTCAAGAAAACCCTGGCGTACCTGCGTGAGGGTAAGTGGGAGAAAGCTGCGAATGAGCTGCTAGACAGCCGCTATGCTACCCAGGTTGGATACCGTGCAGTCGAAGTTGCTGCAATGATACGGGGGGCTGCTGAAGATGCTTAACGCTCTTATTGGCCCTGTCACGGGTCTACTTGATAAGTTCATACCCGACGCCGACACCAAACAAAAGATAGCCCATGAAATAGCTACACTTGCGCAGAAACAAGCGCATGAAAATGCAATGGCTCAAATGGAAGTTAACAAGGTTGAAGCAGCCAACAACAATTTGTTTGTTTCAGGCTGGCGCCCCGCAACCGGATGGTCATGCGTATTTGCCATGTGTGGGAATTTTATGATTATCCCGTTCACTAACTTTGTGATGGCTCTCCTAGATAAAGATGTAGTTGTGCCTCTAATACCCCTGGATACCATGATGCCTGTTCTTTTAGGACTCTTGGGCCTGGGCGGTCTCAGGACATACGAAAAGACTAAAAAGTAACCCCCTCCAAAACAGCCTAAAAGCCTGCCATAGGACTTTTGTCCACCTTTAGAACAAGTGACAGCAAAAGGACCATACTATGGCAGGTAAAGGCTCATCTCCCAGACCCTTCTCTGACTTCGATAAATTCCAAGATAACTTTGACGCAATATTCAACAAGCCGCAGCTCGAGCCCACTTTAGAATACAAAAAGTGTGAGCACTGTGGTCGTTTTTTTGAGACTGAGTACACCAGCAAGAATCACTGTGTCTGTCCACCAGGGACGCTATAAAGCTTAACAACATGCGACCAGTTCTCCCCTAGTGGTCACATGTCACAACGCATCTAGAGCCCTCTAGAAGCCGCGTGTTTATTGGCCTGTGGCCCGCCAGGTTGCTTCGGTGACCTGGTGTTTTTTAGACTTTTGTCCACCTTAGTAGAACCTATTGCCACACGACGGGGCAATTGATACTATGTACATGTAGTCAGTTGATGTGATTACGGGGTGGCTCCCCACGGCAGTACAGATGACAGCCCCTTGGCCCACTTTGTGGCACCGACCAAGGTAAAGACCCCTAAGTCCAGGATGACTACGAAGGGCCTGCATTAGTCCTTACATCAGCAATGTCCATTGCTTGACTTATGCAGGAAGCGCCTGTGACGACTCTACGACCAATCGATTATGAGTCGACTGCTCTAACCAACTGAGCTATGGGCCCTTCCTGCGGCAACGGATTCTACACAAGTAAAACCACGAAATACAGATGTAACCACACACAGAGCTGCCTTTTGGCGGCTTTTTTTATACCTACGATTTGAGGGAATCATTATGAACACTACTTACGCTAACTCTATTGAAGCGATTGAAGCTATTGAACTAACCAAAGGCTACCGCATCGAGGCAGTCTTAAAGTCTGGTGAACGCCAGGTAATCAAGAAGAAATCCAACAAGAAGCCTAAAGCAGTCCAGCTGCACTCTGCTGTTGTCAATGGTAATGCTAGAGATTACACCCACCCATCAGCCTACTTTAGGTTTGCGGTGAAAGTGGATAGCTGTTGGGCACATAACCATCTGAAAGGGTTCTCGGTCCAATGATTACCAGCAACCCAGTAGTGGTGGTGGACCTTGAGCCAATCGAGGTCGCCATCCGCAAAGAACGCACCAGGCTTCAGGACATCGAGTTTGAGACTGGTGTAACTCCAAGCACATGGCTCATTGAGTTTATGTGTACTGAACGTGCCAGGGGGATTCTGACCTGGCCTACAAATATCTGAGGGGATATACAATGGAAACTTTAACTAGCTTTATGGATGCCCACGCGCATCGACTCTGGCACGACAAGCACCTACGCGACTGCCAGTTCATGGTACAACGCCTGGCTAACTACCAGGACAACGCAGTGAAGCCCCTGGCTGACTTTACGGTCAGGGACATCTTGGCCTTCCAGGACCACCTGGTACTGATGGGGCTGTGCGACAACACCGTCAACCGCTACCTGGCCTGTTTCAGCTGCCTATTTAACCTGGCAGTGGAACATGAAGTTATCGATAGAAAGCCACGCATGAAGTTTCTGAAGGTCAGGAGCTCACGCCCAAGGTTCTTCACTGACAAAGAAATTGATGACCTGGTCAACTTTCTGGATAACAGCAGCCAGCCCTGGATGTCCCACTTTGTGGTACTGGGGGTGAACACAGGTATGCGCCTGGGTGAGATACTTGGCATCAATAATCCCGACAGCAAAACGCAAGGCTATGTAAGTCAATGTGGCACCTACGTCACTCTGACTGACACCAAGAACGGTGACCAGAGAATCGTTCCGCTTAACCAGGCAGCCAGGGGAGCACTTAAAGCCCTGGATATGCACCCGGCTGGTCCCTACACCCACCGCAAGTTCTATGACACCTGGGGAGAGGCTAGAGACGAGCTGGCCAGAGATGACAAGCACTATGTGTTTCACGTACTACGCCACACCTGCGCTACCAGGTTAGCGATGGAGCACAACGTCGACAGTATTACCTTAGGCAAGATACTGGGCCATCGCTCAATAGCTACCACCCAGAAGTATGTACACACCAAACCTGACGCACTTAGCGCCATCATGAGTAAGCTGGAAAACAGGGGGGCTGCTTAGCCCCTTCATTGACATGGAGTATACTGATATGAATAATAATGCTTGGAAGAAACACCTGACTTTGGTTAATTGCACAAGCGATGAGCCAGGGACAGGTACCCCGCCGGTAGGTACAGAATACGACCACATTAGACGTTGGTCAGATGTCGCTTGCTCTAAGCTTAAACACGTAATTGAGCAAGACCTGCAAGAAATGCACCGCCACAAAGGAAGCCGCGATGAAGGTTTCCTAATTCAAGAGAGTCTCTCGATATCCCTAAGGAAACTAGAGGATGTCATGCACCTTTTAACGGACTTAAAAAATCAAAACCTGCACTGACATATTGGTCAAAAAGTAACCAAATTACTTTTGTCCACCTTTAGAACAAAACACGAGGGATACGTACAATGACTCTAAGTACTAATGAACTATTGGACCTTGAAGTAAGGAGAGAAGAAGAGTTCTTTTCTAAGGGCCACCAAAGATTTAACGAAAGACTTGAAAGTAACCACCGTCCATCAACTCAGAACAACCCCCAGTCACTTATCACCGAAGCATTACCTAAGGTAGCAGTTGGTATACGTCAGGCCATAGCAAGTGAGACTGATAAAGCAACTGGGCGTCCGTCGATATGGCTTGATGACATCAAGGACCTGGACGCTGATATCCTGGCGTACATTGGTCTGAACGCCTGCATGGACAGCACTGTGTCGCATGGGAAGAAGACCTCACTGCTTGCAAAGATTGGACATCGAGTAGAGCTAGAGGTCTGGGCCCAGGGACTCAAGAAACACGACAAGACACTTTTTAGTAGGCTCACCAAATACGTCGAAAAAGAACACGCTGGACTTAAACAGCGCGAGATAGCTGCACGTTCAATCGCCGCTAAGTCTCAGTACTGTGTTAAAGAGTGGTCTCAGGACCGACGTATCAAGGTGGCTTCTCCCATCCTATCAGCCGTGTTAGAACACTCAGGCATCTTTGAGACCTGGGAAAAGTTCAATCGCAACGGCACCGACAAACGCATAGGGCTAACATTTGCAGCCTCAAATACACTAGCTAACATGGACTATGAGGCAAGCTGGCAAGAGCCGATGTTAGCCCCTATGATTGTTGAACCTAAACCCTGGACCGCATTTGACACAGGGTGTTACCTGGACGATGCAACAGCCGCTCAGGTACCTCTGGTCAGAAGTGCAAGCAAGGCGCAGCGCAACGCTGTTAAGCACCAGCTTGCTAAAGGCATCCCACCCTACGTGGAGGCTATCAATGCCATCCAGGCAACCCCCCTTAAAATAAACACCTATGTACTCGAAGCTGTCGAACGCTGCTGGAGTAACGCTGAAGTCTTTGGCAAGTTCCCCAGGGCAACACAGATAGAGTTCCCTAAGAAACCTAAAGTGTTCTCTGATTTAACAAGTGAAGAGCAGCAGCTGTATGTCCAGGAGGTTAAAGAAGTACGGGAGAAGAACCGTGAGCTAAACGCTGCCAGGATGCTTATGCTGCAGGACCTGGGCACTGCTAGAGAGTTAGCGCAGTTTGAACAGTTCTGGCTACCATTCAACTTTGACTTCCGAGGCCGAGTGTATCCTGTGCCTCACTTTAGCTACCACCGTGATGACCACATCAAAGCTCTCTTCACCCTGAAGCGGGGCAAGCCGATGGATGACGACGCTGCATTTTGGCTGGCAGTCCATCTGGCTAACGTAGGTGACTTCGGTAAGATTTCCAAGCAATCGCTGGAAGCCAGGGCTGCCTGGGTCGAAGACAACAAGCACCAGCTCTACGATGTGGGCAGAGACAGCGAAGGTACATTTGCCTACTGGTCCAAAGCCGACAAGCCTTTCCAGTTCCTAGCAGCCTGCCACGAGTTTGCTAACTACATGGACTATGGCTCTGATTACGTCTGCAGCCTTCCCCCGCAACTGGATGGGACGAATAGCGGTGTCCAGCATTACTCTGCGGCAAGCTTGGATGCAGATGATGGCACCCTGGTTAACTTGGTCCCAGGAGAAAACCCCCAGGACGTCTACAAGTCAGTGGCAGATGTTGTAAACACAAAGCTGGCTGAGGATGAAAGCTGTGTGGCAAAAGCCTGGAAGGCATTTGACGTTGGTCGCAGCACGGTTAAAAGAAACGTAATGAC